GACGCAATATCGAGAATTGTGACATTTCTCCATGTCCCTGATTTCTTTTCAACAGAGCAATCGATAAGATCACCAATCTTATCTCTGCCAGTGATTGACATACTTTTTTCTGTAGAAGAAATTTTTCTACTGCGCTTTCCAATGTAACCGGTGAGAAGAACTTCATCATCAATGAGAATCTTGCATGATTGACCAGGAATAATGCCACGAGTTTCAGCTGTGTTTATCAATCCAATATCAAATGTTTGTGATGCAGCGTCGAGAGATGATGAGATAGAAACTGTTTGCCATCCGGTAAACTTCTTGTTGTCTATAATGACTGATGCTACTTCAGACATCTGTCACCACCTGAAGTTCAATTCCACCAGGAACAAACGCTGGATGACGAATCTTGTTTCTTGAGATGATACCTTGCTCTTGTTCAACTGAGCCATACAGTGTGTTTGATACGACTAAAGAGGGCGTCGTTTCAGTGAGTGTAAAAGTTTTTAGCTTTGCCAGCTGCAGAGCTTTTTGATTTACAATGTTATACACAAAAGCTTTGAGTTCTGATAGCGCTGCGTATTCATCATCTGACATTGACTCATTTTCTACTACAGAGTCAATAAGCATAACCCATGTGTCCAAGTAATCTTGAGCTTCATCAGCAGATGGAAAATCCATTTCAACAAGAAGAGTTGATGTTGATGCGATAACTAGCTTTGTCTGCAGAGTGTTTATCAAAGTCTCTTGCTCAAGTCCTGTAGTAGAGCTACGTGAAGATACGAAGCTCATTAATGATTTGAATTGCTCAATTGAAGCATCAGATGTAGGCTTCACACTTTGCTCAGTGTCAGTTCCAAAGTCTATGATGTCTTGAAATGTTTTTGCTAAATCTTCAGCTTCAAGAGTTAGAGCAATAATTTTGCCCTGGGCAGTAGAGATAATCGCTTGAAACTCAGCATACGGTTTCAGTAGAAGCTTTGCATTTTCAACTAAAGTAACAGCTGCTTGCAAAGCATCAGTTAAAGCAGTCATCTTGTTTACTGCAAGCGATGTTGCGCTATACGCATCTTGAAACCACTTGTTAATAGAGTCAAGAAGTGATTTCTTCTTCTCTATCGTGCCACGATTTGTGTAGAGTGTTGTGACTGTCAAAGTCTCTGGAGATGCAAGAACAAATGAGATTGAGAATCTCACCATTCTACCTTCATCTGTATTTTCACTTAGAGACCAATCATCAACATACACATCAATATTGCCACGATAGGGATGCACTAGTTTTCCAGGACCATCAGCATCCAAAGCTTCTTCAAAATCGTTGCGCTGCTGAAAGTAATCATCAGCAACGATGTATGCATCCAAAGTAAACTTCTTTTGCTTACGTCCAGTGTCCTCAACAAACACATCGTTGTTTCCAGGAAACTCGTGCTGCACAAGTCGACGACCACTATTCACAGTGTGAGAACGAACGAAGAAATCTACATTTCTAAATGATGCTTGACGATATCGAGATAGCCATGCAGATGACATTAGTATGCTCCTCCCATAATCAAGCCGTTGTCAACGGATACATCCATTGAGCCCTTGTCTGTTTGTACTGATGAACCAGCTGGAGCTCCAACAATCTTTAGTGTGCCTTTGAATTCAGATTTGTTGCCTTCAACAGCCGACACTGTTTTCATCATATCTTCAGGAGCAGAAGCAGTAATGCTAGTGTCTAAGCCGATTCTCTTTTTTACCCAATCAGGAAGAGCAGAATTTCCAATCTTTAATAGTGCATCAAGAAGTCTTGTAATAAATGTTTCTATAGGCCCTAGAACTGTTGTAACAAAATCTGCAATGTGGCCGAACACCCATTTTGATGTAACCCACAAGCCTTCAAGTAGAAGTCTAAGTGGTAAGAAAAGAAACATAAAGAAAGGTTTCAGTCTTGACCAGTTACGAATGATGAAACCCACAACGCCAGCGACAGGAAATACTATAGCAAGAAGCTTAGCCCACTTGCTTTCCCAGTGTGTGACTATGAATGTGACAGCAGCAGCCAATGCAGCGATGCCACCAATAACCCATCCAATGGGATTTGATAGAATGGCCATCGCGCCACCTGCTGCAGACACAGCGCCTGAAATCGTCGTTAATGTAGAAATCAAACTTCCAGCTACAACAAGCAATGGGCCAATTGCTGCAGCTATGCCACCAATAACTGCAATGATCTTCATCATTGAAGGTGACATTTTCGATATTGTATCAATCAACGGCTCAAAGCTATCAAGAAGACTCATAACCATTGGAGCAATGGCATCGCCTAATTTTTGTGAAAACACAATAAGCTTTTGTTGCATTTGTGCAAAACGGAATCCTGTCTTATTTACACCTTCTGCTTGAGCTTTGAAAGCAGCATCAGTTGCGCCAATTGATGATTGAATTTCTTTGTACTTGGAAGCCCACGTGTCTGCTTGAGAGCCAGATAGTGCCATTGCAATTGTTTGACCTTCAATGGAGCCAATTAGTTTCTGCAGAGGCATGTTAACTTGTTTTGCTTTTTCTGTAATAAACGCAATCGATCCAGCTAGACCTTTTTGTTTGATAAGAGCCTCACCGCTGGCAATGCCATGGGCCTTGTAAAGCTTGAGCATGTCTGCTGATGGTGCCATAAGAGCTTGAAGAACACCACGAAATTGAGTGGAAACCTCTGCTGCTTTTCCAGTAACTCCTGTTGCTGTTGCAAAAACTGAGAATAGTTCTTCTTGAGAAACGCCTAGTGCTTTTGACAGAGGAACAACACGTCCCATTGACTGAGCCAACTCTGGAAATGTTGTTTGTCCTAGTTTAACAGTTTGAAACGCTAGGTCAGAGACTTTTTGCACAGCTGCTGCTGAAGTGTCGCCATAGCCTTTTGTAACTGCTGATGTCAAGCCTATTGCATCTTGAACAGTTGATAATCCTGCAGATGCAGCGCGTACGTTGATATCGAGAAGTTTCGCTGTATCTGCAGAATCACCAAAAGCTGAGACAAGATCGTATAGACCTTCAGCAATTACTGTGGTAGATTTACCAGTAGCAATTGCTAGATCTTGAACGTTTGTCTTCAGCTCTGTGATTCGTTTTCCAGAAAGTCCAAGAGATTGAACATTTGCCATTGCTGCATTAAGCTCATTGGAGAACTTCATTGCTGCAAAGCCTGCGCCAAGAATTGGAGCAGTGACTGTTCCTGTCATAAGTTTGCCAGCAGCAGACATTCCGCTCCCAATTTTCTTTAGCTTGGAAGATGCTTCTTCAAATTTCTTTGAGAAGTTATCTACACCAGATATAATGATCTTGATTGGTCTAAGCATTTTCTCTGTTCACCAAGTGTTTAAGTGCCCAATCTGCTTGTTCTTTCCAGTATGATATTTGTGTGCCTGTTAAGCTTCTCAACTCTGAAGGTTGCCACTTAAACAGCCACGCAAAAATCGTTAAGTATCGTCTCCATCCGTCTGGGTATCTGGCAAAAAATGGTTCAGCACCTCGATGGCTTTGAACATATCTTTCGATCCCATTTTATTGATTACGGTCTTACGAGGTTGACCAGTAATCTTGGAAAGCACATGAAGCATGTCCCCAAGTTTCATCTTGGAAGGATCCATTTCTTCAAAGTCCCCAGCTTGAGGTTCACGGTTGAAGGTAAGAACTTCGATTACAGTATCGGCTCCAACAGCAATTGGAGATTGCAGTTGCATACTGAAAGGAATCTTCACTTCTTGTGTTTCATTCTTCTCGTGCATTTTTGATTCTCCGTGTGATGTGATGTGTTAGGCAGGGATTTCTTCGCCCTTACCCTCGAGACGCAATTGAATGTTTGCTTCTTCAGTTTGAACATTGCCATCAGCAGTGTATACTGCATCTTTCAACAAGAATGTTTTGCCATTTGCAAGTTGAAGAGTCGCTGTCGCATTTGTGATGGTGGTGAGTGTTGCAAGATCCAGATCGGAACTGTCACGGATTTCACCTTCAATGTAACCAACTTGAGGAAGTTCTTTGTGACCATGAATGCGATCAGGTCCAACAAGTGTTTCACGCTTGGGGGAGCCAATATTATATGTGAAATTTCCAACAGCGTTGTAGATTTCACCATTCATTTGTAGAGTGAGGTAGCCAGCAATTCGAGACATAGTGTTTCTCCTTAGTCAATGAACTGCATGTCAGCTGAACCCACAATGAACTGATTCATCAGATCAGGTGGCAAGCCCCAAAGCAGTTTGTTACGATTTGAAGGATCACGATAGCAAGTGACTTCACTCTTGAATTGATCAAAGTTTTCAACCAATCCATCGAATTCCGCCTGACGGAACCAGATGATGGCTTCAGCTTTGCCAATCGCTGGAGTAATGATCTGCTGTCCTGGACCAATGTTATCAGCATTGTCGGCCAGCTTTGCATGTGGATACTTGGTGAGAATTTGTGTGTTAAAACGATAACGAAGCACCATGAGAGTGAACAGTTTGTTCATCTGCTGATAGCTTGTGTCTGAAGCTCCAGCTGAGTTCTTCAAGTACATCGTAACAGTTGCTTCAGTTTGAACGCCATTTCCGGGATTCAACGTGATCAAGCCATTGCGTGCAAGAGAATTACGTTCAATCAGTTTTGCGCGATCTTCTTTTCGTGGAGGAAGAATGCCGGCTAGAGCAATTCGATGCAACGGCTTTGCAGCATCATTGGCGGCTGAAGCAACAAACTGACCACCAACAGCTCCTGCAATTTGTTCAATGCTAGAAGGATACTTGTTGCAAGCAACAGTTCCAACACACTGACAATTTCGCTGAGAGTTTGTGGCATACGAAATCAATGATGCATCATCGCCCTTTCGAGCAGTGATGTAGACTCCATCAATTTGACGAAGAACGCCAAAACGATCGAGCAATTCAATCTCAATGATTTTCAGATTTGAAGAGTCTGTGTACGGTCCAATCAAGACATTGTACCATTCTTCAGCCATTGCTGTAATCATTGGAGTCACATCAACATCAACAGCTCCCGGAGTCACTGTTGCAGATGTAACACCAACACCCGATGGAATGACTTCTCCATCATAGTAAGCAAAGCGAATATCAAGAGCATTTGCAACAGTTCCAGTGTTCTTTGCTTCGAAGCTTACTACACCCAAAGCAGAAGAAATGTTGGTCACTGGCAAATACATCTCAACATCTGTCATTGCTGCTGCAATCGCTGCGGCAATTGTGGTCGCATCGTCGTTGTCATCAACAGCAACCGGAATACGATAGCCGTCAATGTAAACGTCTAGCTCACCAGCTTTTACACTTGAAGCAGTGACTGTGATTGAGAATTCAGCAGCTACTCCTGAGCCAGCGTCATTGAACATGTAGATAAACGTGTCAGTGACTCTGTTGTTCAGAAAATAGCTCTTTGCGATCTGATGAATTTGTGAGCCAAAGCCAGCAAGAGCACCTACCTCGTCGGCAGTGCTGACCTTGATCACTTGTCCTGCAGTCCCAGATCCAGAACTGGTCTTTTGTCCGAAGATGAGAGTTTGAAAATTCAGGACAGCAGGACCCTTGGAAGCTCTGCTATTGTCAAACTCAACTCCGACAAAGGGGACAATGATATTGCTAGGAACACCCATTGTTGTCTCCTTGTGTGTTTGTTGACTGAGATGAGATGAGCTTCACGCATGAAGACTCATGCAGTGAAGTTTCTTGCTGTTGCAAGTTTTTGAGAATGAAGTTCATTTTGTCCTCACAATTTTGTCAGAGCCTATGATAAACTCAGATGTTTGAGGATCGATGACTTCAGCGTAATACTGTAAAAATTCATCAAGACGTCTCGCAAGAAATGCGTCAGATTCGTACTTAATCATCCAGGTCAAGCGCTGCGCTTCGATATTTCTATCTCCGTCACTTTCAATAGAAATAGGCTTTGTTGAAAATAATCTGCATCCATAACAAATCCCACCAAAACGTGGATCATCGTAAAATGCAGATTCAACAGCAAATGCTTTTCTATCGAGCTCTGTATCTGGATCTTCAGCGCCTTCAATGATAATATCAACATTGATAGACATAATGCGCTCGTATGCTTTTGGGAAATTTTCATTGCCAGAAGAAATAGAAGTATCTTCATTTGAAAAATACACAAGAACACACGGAAGCTCTGGAAGAAATAGCGGATTAGGGCGTGACAAGTAGATAGGATCTTTAATAAAAGATTTGAGCTTTTGTGCGATTGCTACACGAATCTCTGTTCTTTTGTGACTCATTGTCTATCCCTCTTTTGAAGAACCAGAGTCACAGTTCCAACGCCATCAATTTGTGAAGAGTCAACAACGAATGTAACACCTCTCACAATGACTTTGTCACCTTTAGCAGGACGACGTGCAAGTTGTGTTTCACGTAAGCGAAGCTTTGGAGTAGAAGAAATCACGTCAATCTCTGAGCTAGGATTTACCCCAATATACGGCTCATCGTAGATTGCTGTGTAGGTTCTTCCTTCTCCGGTGACGTGAGTATATGCCACAGATTCGGCAAAATCAGATGTGTTGAAAAACACAGTAATCAAATCATCATGCATAATGGCATGAAAAGCACCACGAACAACGATAAGAAGTTGTGTCGTGCCTACAGCTGTAGTAGAGCTAATTCCATTTGGCGTGATGATCTGCATTATAGATTGAAGATCTTATTGGGTCCATTATCCCATTGAATCGTGATGTTAGTCCCATCAGGAGTCACGGGAAATTGTGAAGCATCATCGATTACTGCAATCAATAATGCCTGTGAAAAAATATCAGCATCTTGAAGAATGATGATTTGTGCAACTGGACTTCCTTCTACATCGAAGAATACAGTATCATCAGCATCAAAAATGCCATTTGTCACTTGTGTTGATTCAAGTGTTGCTTCAGCAATTACAGCTGAAGATGGAATGGCTGCACGGGATTCGTGTGTTGCAGTGTCAGGAACGTAATCACTTGAAACAAGGAGCGCAACAATAGTGTCATTCATCAGATCGATATCGCCTGATAAAAGATGTTCCTTGAACTTGGAATACAACCGTGCAGCCATAAATCAATCCTCCACTTCGAAATTCTCGATCGCGTAAGCGATGATCTTTTCAGCTGTGGCTTTTCCGACGTTTTTGATCTTCAAAGAAGTGATGTTTTCTACTGAAGCATTCTGGATTTTGTTGATGCTATCCAGTCCATTTTTGATCAGTTCGATCGCAATGTCCTGAGTCACGCCTTCAATTTCCATAAGCTCGTTGATGGCTTCAGCAGCATCAGTATTCAATGAAGCAGATTTCTCTGCGATCACTGGTACTACAGCTTTCAGTGACGCCAAACGATCGGCTTCGTTCTTGTCTTGAATTTCAATGACATCACCCGGAACATGTGTTCCAGTGTCATCAATGATTGTTCGCAAAACAGAGTATTTCATTCTTCACTCCTTCCGAATTAAACAATCGGCTGTGCGCAAAGGAACGCATCAACTTGGTGCAGAGCAACAAGTGGTGCAGATTGAAGAAGAAGAATTTGCGCTGAAGGATCTTTTTCCACCCAAGTCTTTGGGAAGTAAGGAACGGCAGCAGAAGCTTCCAAATCCTTAATGACGCCAAAGTGCTTGCGAGTGTAAGCAGAACCAGAACCCATGAACAGCTTGTTGTCAGGCACGAACTTCTTCAAAGCAGAAGTGTCGTCGTCCCAGTAAGACTCAGCGTAGGTCCAGATATTGATACCGGCTGATTCAAGACGGAATACAAAATGAACTCCAGGGCTTACTTGACGTGGAGCCATCATGCCAATCTCGATTCGACGATTGTCAAGATATGCCAACACCAAAGCATGCTTGCGGAATGCTTGATACACATCGCGTCCCATCACCACATCACTGGGGTAAATGCCTGAATCTTGCCCAAGCAGCTCTGCCCAATCTTCAAGATTCTTGATAGGATCTGAAGTTGTAGCAGTCCACAGTGCAGCTCCTGAAAGAACTGGCAAATGTGAGGACTTCATCTGGAAGTCGATTTCATCATCGATGCCATCACCCTTGATCACAACTGATCCGGTTTCAAGCAACTGAGAAGCCATCCACTCCATACGACGTGTGATCAAATCACGAAGCTCAGCAAGATCCTTGCCAAGTTCACGTGCAGCACGCATTGAAGGTGTTTCACCAGGAGCGTAGATCGTTGAGCCAGGCTCACGATTCATGAAATCCATGGCTGTGGTGATTGTCTTCTCCTTGATGTACGGAGCTTTGTAAGAACGGGTCTTGAAGCCATTCTTCTTGATGACCTTTCCTTCCAGTCGTGGTGACACGAACGGAGCCATCTTACGACCAGTCTTGTCGACAATGTCGATATCAATGTTCTCAGTGGTGTGTGTCACTGGAGCAGAAGGAAAGAATGTGTCCAAAAGGAACGTTGTCGCTGGCTTCATCTGCTCAAGAGCAGCCAACATTGTGCGGGTTTCAAAGATTGAAATGTCTGCCATGGTTAGCTCCTTTCTCCCACATCCTTGGTGAACAGACCCACATTGCGCATCTTCAAGAGAGTTGCAGCGGAGAAAGCATCACCACTGATGCCGAGAGCACCAATGTTGAACTGTCCTGTGAGATACACAGGAGCTGAAATGTCAGCTGATGTGGCGTCAGTAGTTTCCGCCAAAACAGCATAGGGATCTTCTGCACCTGATGACGCATCTGGATCACAAATCACCAGTTTGCTGTCAGCAGTGAGTTTTCCGAGAACCGAACCACGATCCAGTACGCCCTGTCCGGACTTAACTGTACCAGCTTCGGTAGCAATCGGAAAGTCACCTGCGAAGAGATTGTCTTCTTCATGAATGAATTCGGCCATTGTTGCCTCCGATTACTTGCCTGAGTTTGCACCGTCAGCCATGGCCTTGGCAAGTGCGGCCCTGGTGTCGTCTTCGGTTGAAGATGTAGAAGCAGTTCCAGAAGGAACAGCTTGCAATGTGTTTGAAAGAGCACGAGCGGCAGCAGCAACAGCAGCTGTTGATGTCTTCGACTCCTCAGATTGTTTTGAGAGCTGCTCAGCAAAAGCAAGAGCAACAGTTTCCTTTGTTGAGGAACCATCGAACTTGTGCTCCTTTACGAGAGCAGCAGCATCAGGATGAGAGATGGATTCAATGCCCTGGATACGAGCACGTTCCTTTTCTGCGCCTTCCTTCAAGATCGCATCGTATGCGGTAGGATTGTTCTGCTTGAACTCCTCAGCAGACATGATCTTGTTGGTGTCGGCAGCAGAAGGTGTTGCATCAGTCTTTGTAGACATAATGCCCTCCGACATAGTGATTGATTTTGAAGTGGTTGCGCTTGTTGAGTTATTTTTTGAAAGAAGATCTTTGAGAGTTGTAATCTCATCGATCATTCCAACATTCAAAGCTGATGAGGCAACCAACATGCCACCAGCTCCAAACTTTTCGATCACTGTTGCACGATCGACATTGCGATTTGCTGCAACAGTAGAAACAAAGATTTCTCCCAGTGAATCAACAACACGTTGAATTTCTGCACGACCTGAGTCAGTGAGAGGATCTACACGCTTGTTTGGAGAAACTGAAGAAACTATTTCAATTGTTTGAACGCCTGCTTTCTTGTCTTTTTCACGTGTATCACGCATTGCAGCAACGACTCCAATAGAGCCTGCTTCGCCTGTGTTAGAAGAAAAGATGCGTTTGACTGAAGAGCCAATCCAAAAACCCGCTGATGCAGCCATTCCAATAATAAATGCTTGAGTGTTCTTTTCTGAATTTTTGATAAGAGATGCAAATTCACTTACTCCAGAAACTGCGCCACCTGGTGTATCCAAGACAAACAAGATGTTTGTGATTTTTGGATTCTCTTCAAGAGCAATAAATTCTTGAGATAGACGTTCGTAGCTCGCAAGCTCTGGTGACGAAACTGAGCGATACATCCCTGCACGCGGAACCAGTGGTCCATCAATGGTGATGATTCCTGTGTTACCAACGATTGACGTGAAATGTGTTCCTTTCACTGATTCACCAAGATCGCCTACGTATGCTTCACGTGACGCTTTGTGAAAATGCGCGAACTCTGCGTGAGAATCGCGCTCAATGATAGAAATCACAGCATCAAGTGTGCCAGGTAGCATTGCCCACTTTGTCTCAAGAGCTGCAGCAAGAAGTATGTTCAGTTTAGTCATTGTGGATTGTCCTGTGTTTCTGGTTGATTAAGAACTTGAGTTGCTGATGATTGAGTTTCTGGATTTTGACCAGCGTCATCAATCATCTTTGATTCACGTACTTTTCTGCTGAATGTGGCTTCCCAGTCTCCACCGTAGATTTGTGTATGCTCATCTTCATGATTTGATAGATTATTCTTAATCTTATCAACTGCAGCAGTAGTTTCTTTCAAAGGATCAATTTGACCTTGACCACTTCCACCCCATTTAGACTTACACCACATTTGGCGAATTAGTGGATCTTCTAAAAATCCTGGAGCAGTAATGATGCCTTTGTAAACCATTTCAAACAGCCATGCCTCATACACTGGCTGGTTGAATTCCATTGCAAATGTTGATCTGCGCTTTCTGTAAAATTTCCATGCCTCAAGTAATGCTGCACGTGATGCAGAGTATGAAGCTGAGAAGTGAAGAAGCAGTTGCTCAAATGGAACTTCGCATGAAGCAGAAAGTTGCTTCACCATTGACTCAAAGAACGACTGAAAGCCTACATCAGTTCTATGTGGATCTGCTATTGAAATGTCTTTTGAATCATCAAGCTCAACAATGTTTGCATTGCCGAGTTCGTATTGATTCTCAACATCAGGTTCATCATCACTCAAAACAGAAGTTTGAGGTCCGAAGTTTGGCTGAAGAGAAACAGGTCCTTTCGAGTCTTTGACGAAGACAGTGAAAAATGTTTGTATCAAATTCTGCATCAGCTTCGCTTCAGTCAAGCGTGATGTCTGCTTCAACACTTCAAACACTGGTGTAAGGAATGAGATTCCTCTGCGTTGACCAGGTCTGGTCTTGTCAAAAATATGATATATATTCTGACGTCCAGTCTTTTCATCAAACGCAGGAACTTCAGTCCACTTTTGCGCATCCATTGAAATAAGATCCGCTCCAATGGGATACTTATTTGCAAAGAAGTATGAAAGCGGAGCGCCTTCAGAGTCAACTTTGATTCCACCAGCGACTGATGCAGTGTCTAGTGTAAGATCTGGATTTGAACAAAGATCAGCTTCAATCAGCTTAATTCGAAGTTCAAAGGGCCAATCTTTTACTGGCTTCCATGGCAAGGCAAAAAACAAGTCACCTGATAGAAGAGGTGACACAAATGCTAGACTTTGAAGTTGATAGAAGTTTTGAGCTCGTGAGATGTCACAGTTCTTTGACTGAGAAAAAATTCTGAAGAGCATTTCAGTCTTTCTTTCCCACGCATCTGCTTCATCATCAGATAGTCCAAGAGCTTCACGCTCAATTCGACTTTGAAGAGTAAGTCCATGACCAATGACATTGGTGTCAATCCTCTTGATGATTGCGTTTGCAAGAGGCGTGTTCATATACAAGTCACGAGAACTTGCACGTGAAGCTTTGATCTTTGGAATAATATCAGCGTCAGGAGAAAGAGCAGAAGCATGCCATCCACGCAAAGAACGTTTTGACATTCCAGCAGTCAAGTAACCGCTGGGCTCGCCGATAAATCCTTGCATTGTTGAAGCCATCTCAATTCGTGCACGAGACTCTGCTCGTTTTAATCCCATTGAAGGGGACACGAACGATATTGCTTTGTCAAGAAAATTCTGCATCAGCTGCCTTGGTTGTAGTAAACCTAAAAAGGTTGGCAGCAGTATAACACGATTTTATGCAATAAAATGGAGAATTAACTACGTTTGAACTACAAACGTACTACAAATCAACTACAGTTGTTCTACGAAGTTAACTATCGCGTGGTATTACCCTCTTCATACGAATTCCAGTTTTTCCACTGGACAATGCACACACTTGCGCTGCCCAGTATTGTCGTCCTTTCTGGACTTCAGAAAGATTGGCGCGAGTAAGGGTTCGATCGCCGATTGAATATGATTGTCCTTGTAAAATTGTGCGTTCTGCTGCCATATACTCGGCATACATTTGCTGCGCTTCTACAAGTTTCTCAGGAGTGTTACAAGATGCTGTCATATAGGTACCTCTGGTAAAATATAACTAAAGAGCTGCGCTGCGTACTCTACGTTTAATTTTCTTTTTTCTTGATGGCGCTTGTTGATTTGACACTAAAATGTTTTGAGCTGCTAATTGATTAAGATCTATTTGAAGAATCTCTATCATGGACATAGCGTATACGCGACAGTCAAGTGCTTCATTGCGCGCGCCTTCAGGTAGATCCCACTTAAGAACTGTTCTGCCTTTTTCTCTAGTTGTTTTCAAAATTTCTGATGTTAGCATCTTGAAGTAATTTTCACTATACTCTGGTCTATATGGAAAATGACAGTACTGTGGCCCTGGGCGCGTTTCACGAAGACGTGAATATAACGTGAGCTTTACTTCATCTACAAAAATATTGAATAACCATACGTGATATTCAGGCATAGGTTTTAGAGGACGTTTGATAGTGCCTTGTCCCCATCCTGAACGACCCTTGACTGGGAAGATTCTTCTATACTCACGCGCTCTACAGAATGCGTATACCTTCTTAGATCTATGACCAGAGTCAATTGCAGTGCCCGCGATGTTCATTGTGACTCCAGTTTGATGTCTGTATGTTTTCTGCAGAAATAGATCAAACTCTTGCCACACTTGATCTTGCTCAGTATCACCCAAAAATACTTTGTAGTCAAGTGACCATGTCTCATTGTTTGCCCCATGTGCAAGAACTTCACATTCGATACGATCATCTTGAACATCAGCTCCAGCTGTAACAATGAATGCGCCAATAGGTATATCAAACGAAGAGTCTGAAGAATACACCTCACGTCTTTGCTGAACAAACTCGTATGAGATACTTTTTCCAGTCTCTGACCACGTTTCTCCAAGTACTGTGTTTACAAACACTTTTAACTGCTCTTTGTCTCTAGCAAGATTTGATTCAACAAACATAGCAGCAGCATCTGCCCATGAAAAGAATCCTACAGGAGAATACAAAGCATTGATATGATATGATACACGTTGAAAGTTAACATCACCGGGCTTTTGATCTTTTACTTGTGGGTTTTCTGCACGCCATTCTCCATTGTCAAGCATCCATGTCTTGTTATGCTCTTCAATCTCACATCCACAATCAGTGCAGACAAGACGTGCAGTGTGCGGTTGGCCTTCATCCCATATAATATTCTTCCATTTAATGACAAAGTATGTCAAAGATTTATCAGCTGCTGCATTGCAATGTGGGCAAGGAACATAATATCTACGTTGATCGCCTAGCTCAAACAAGCCTTTAATACGTGAAGTCTCATCAATCCCTGGTGTAGAAACTCTGTAAATTTTGGCATCAGGAAAGTTTGATGCACGACGCTCTGCGAGAAGAAGTGGATCACCTTCTCCTTGAATATTGCGTTTGTATGAATCAACTTCGTCAACTCCAAGACGTTCAACTGAACGTGAACGAAGTGATGAAGCAGAGTTCGCTCCACCAAGTGCAATAAATCCACCGGGAAAAGTTTTTAGTCTCTTTTTATTCGGTCCCTTTGAAGATCTTGATGTAGTGATCTTTTCTTTTACTTGCTCACACGCGTCAATAGATGGCTGTAGTTTTTGACTTGAAAAATCTTCAACATCTTCAGTTGTCTTTTGAATATATAGAAACGGCGCCGGTGAATGATCCGCTGTATACAGCATCCAGTTGATCATCAGCTCAGTAAAGCCGAGCTGTGAGCCTTTCATCACATCAATATATTTTGTGGGTGATGAAGGTGATAGACACTTCATAATCTCACGTAAGAACGGAAAACGCTCTGTTCTCCATCTTCCGTGCTCTGATGATGTGCCTTCAGGAAGAACGCGATGCTCATCTGACCATTCATCAAGATCAAGCTTCTTTTCAGGTCGTAAAGACGTAAAAAAGCCAGACACTACCTGTAAGGCTTGTGGTGATAGTTTATCAATAGCACTTAGAAGTTCATCATGCATTCTTTGCAACCTTTTTCATAAAGTCATCAAATGAAGAAAGTGCAATATCAATTTCTTTTTCAAGATGCTTCTTAATTTTGAAATGATCTGTCATTGCAGCGTACTGTGTAGATACACGTGGCGGTATTGCTTTCATACTCTTCTTCACAATGATGCCAATTTTTTGAAACGCTGGCATAAATTCTGTGATGTCAACAAGAAGTCCCTGCTCTTTTTTATAGTCAAGCAATTCGCGTCGTGCTTTTAGAATTTTGCGAATACGATCTGCTTCAATTGATGAGATGTTCTTGCCAAGCAACTCAATCATTTGTTCTTCAGACATATCATCAGGTATCTGTTCATCTGGTGATGATGTGTCTTCTTCATCGTCTTCAAACTCGTTGACTTTGGTTTCATTCATTGTGCCACGTGTCCATCTATCTTTTGGAGATAGACGTGCTTCTTTGCACCACTTCAAAAATTTTTTGCTTTCAGTTGTCCAACAAATTTTGTATCCAGCTTTTGGTCCACCTCCAGTGCCACGTTTGAAAACTTCAATCGCATCTGCTTTAATAGCAAGATTGACTTTTCTTCTGTCAACCATACAACGCAGTGCGAACTCATTTATGTTGATATATTCAAGATCCATAAGCATTTTTCCTTCAACGAGATGATTCATTTTGAATCAATTTTCAAGTCCTTGAGGTTGAATTCCAGGTTCACTTTTTTGAAAAACTCACTAAAACACGGGGCCTCC